CATTTTTTGTTTAATGGGAAGTAAATTACGTCGCCTTCGTTTGGACGAGTTTGATTGGTCATCGTACCAATTTCCTCAAGCCAAATTCTCTGGGCTACAGAAAATGTTACCTGGTCTCTAATTTCAAGACCAAACTTAGACATAAAGTTACCATCGCCTGTGAAACCATTAACAGACTTGATATACATTTCTACTGAGTAAGCTTTATCATAAACAGTTTGATCGTCAGCAGTGTATAGCTGATCGAAATTACCCAGTTTACGTGGGAGATATAGCATGTCTTCGCCATATATTTTGATGGCTTCAATAATTAGGTTCTCGAGTAGCAGCTGCTCCTGAGATGATTGAAAATTATTGAAGAAAAAGTTGGTTGCCATTCATTAACCAATCATATCTGTAACTGGTAGGCTGTAACTTGTAATCATTTCGGCTTCTAACTCTTTACGTTCTTCGGTAGCTTCATTATAAATTTGCTGACCATTAAAAGTCAAACCACCTGGTAACTGCACACCCGAATATTTCTTCATGTTTGTTCCCCACTGCTGTTTAATTAAAGCAGTAGCATAACGAGACAACCAACGGTCACCCCATACGTTAGTATATGTGGTAGGATCTACAACTTGATATGCTTCGATAATTAAATAATCATCAACGTTAATGATATTCCAATCCATGTCGACATAAAATTTATTTGTATGACGATTATATCTTATCTGCTGCTGACCAACGAGCATCTGTTCAAGAAATTGAATATGAGTAAGAGCCATATAGTATGGCACCATCGATACAGATGTAAGAGTATACAAATCATTCAATGCGATTTGATAACGGATATTGAATAGGTTATTAGTATTTAATCCTTGACCAACTGGAAAAATACTTACAGCACCAATAATATTTTCTGGTAATGTGATATACTTGTTGGTTATATCTGTTTGCGTTACTTGATACTTGTAATATTGTTTTTCAGTACCATCGAAATGGTAGTCAGCATAATAGAGCAAAGCTTCATCGATACGATCGTCGACCTGATCGTCGTCTACGTTGATTTCAATGACAGGCTTACCTAGTTTGCGTAGGCAATACTCTTTGAAATTTTCTCTTGATGCTGGAACTGCCATTTGATTGCCTTATTTTTAATTATTTATAATTTAATTAGAAACTGTAATTGTTCTAGTAATAGAATAATTAGAAGACGCAAAGGTAAATATAACAGTTATAACGCCAGTATATGTAATAAAATCACCATCATTTCGGAAAAATTGTCCACTACCGTCAAAACTAAATGCGCCAAAATTAAGAGTGCCACTTATAGTACCACCTGTAGCTGTTATTGTAAAAGAAGAATTAGGTATTCCACCAGTAATAGTATAACTAAATTTAGTTCCATTTCTAGCAGTTGTTGGATATGATATTGATGCTGCTGAAGAAACTGGTAAAGCAGTATACCCTCCCATACGTTTAAAATTTCTAGTAGTACCAACATCAACTTTTGTCCAATTAACTCCATTTGTAGAATATGCATAATAACCATTATTGCCTATTGCTATCCAAACAAAATTAGTACCATCAGAAAAATATTTTACAGAATTAATTGTTGAAGTAACACCTGTACTAATAGTAGTTACTGATACAGTTTCGTATAAAGTTGATGGATCTAAATATCCAAGAGTACCATTTTCTCCACAAAAATAAAAAACATTTCTTCCTAAACTAGTACTCCAACCATAATCTACTGAATTTAAATTGACATTACCTTTAGATGGAACATAATTAAACAATTTCACAAATGTTCCTGCATCACCATTTTGTGTAGAATAAAAAAAGTTACCACCAGATCCAACCATTGCAATACCAGCAGCTTGATTACCAGCGACTGCAGTAAGAGTAATGGTGTAGGATATATTAGGATGATTTAATTTAGTATTAGTATAAGTATCTAAATTAACTCGATAGGTAGAAGTTGGTACTGTGTTATCGTGGATTTGTTGCCACAAACAATATGCAGTTGTATTATTACTATAAATAAAATCTTGTATATCACGAGTATCAGTAGTAATTGTACTAGTATATAAAGTTGGTGAAACTCCTGAAGTAATCCAACCTGCTGTTGATTTTAAAAGTCCTATAAATCTACCATAATTACCCCAATTATAATGAGTTTTATATGAATTATATTTCAAATTATTACCAGTACTAGAACTTTGAGTATATCTATAATCATTTGTCCAGTATTTTACATTATAAGTTCTACCTAAAGAAGAAACAAGTTCATAACTACTGCTTTCTTCATTTAAAATAAATGAATCACCATCATGCGCTATTGAAACAACTTCGCCTGGATAAAAATTACTAGCAGGATAAGTCGGGCTATTAACAGGAAACGACCAGCCAATATTAGTGCCGTTTTTAAGTATTATACCATTATTACCAACAGCAATCCAATTAGTGCCATCAGATGCAACTGAAGTAAAATCATATGCAGAATTATAATAACTTTCGTACCAATTACCAGCTGAATAACTATTCATTGTTGATAAAGAAACGGAAAAAATACCTCCTTTAGTAGCAGTAGCCACATAACCAGAAGTACCAACTTTGCAAAATGAAGTAATAGTTCTACCAGAAGCATCTGGATCATATGTTATTGGTGTATATCCTCCGTTAAAACTATACCAACCAAGATTGTTTCGAAGATAAATTCCATAAGCATAACCTGATGAACTACTACTATAAAATCTTCCTCCAACTAAAACATATCCATTAGTACTGTCTGTAAAAATTGATGAGGTGTTGAAGCTACTAGAAATGTCACCAAAAGGTGATCTTGTTATAACTGTTCTGTTATTTCTATAATCTATAGATGGATATACCCTATAGTTAATGGTACTACCATTATAAACAGTACTGTCAATTCCATAACCTGTTTGAAAAAATGTATTAGTTACCGTGTCCCATCCACCATCTAAATTAGCATATGAGCCAAAATTAGATGCATAACCACTAGAACCTGTTCTAGTATCATTAAATGGTATATAAACAAACGAATCTCTTAAAAGTGTGAACAAATTCGATGAAGAAGCAGATATAATATTGTATAAAGTGTTATCTCTACTAAAAACATATAAATTATTAGTTGAATCGTATGTTATTTTTTTAGGAATCCCATACGCACCTGTATATTTAACCCAATTCCAATTAACTCCATCTGTAGTGCATCCGTATATTGTTCGTGTACTTGCACTACTACCAGTTTCAGCATAACCACATACAACTACGTTTGTACCACTACTAGCTACAGATGTTAATTTATAAGGAAGGTAGTATCCATAAGTAGAACTGTAATAATCACTTAATGGAACTTCTATATTTTTCCAAGTAACTCCTATATCGGAAGAAACAATTAATGAATTACACCAAATACCTGAAACATCAGACCACCCACAAGCAACATATCCAATATTAGGGCAATATGTTATACTTTTAAAATTTACTCTAGGTGATAATCCAGAATTAGTCACACTACCTGGATATGCTAAATAAGGTATTGATTTAATAACTGATTGGCTGCTAGTATAAGGCATATCTGATGAAATAAGAGCTGCACCTCCAGGAAAAGTGCCAGTTTTTTTATTTTCTCTTACTGTAAAATAATCAACTGTTGAAGGTTTAGGTATAGAACTACCACTGTTCAATAATATAGAAAATTCATTTATCATTATCTCACGTCTTTCATTGCTAAATTACCGCGCCAAGTTGTGCCACCATCATCTGTCATAAACACCCATATATCTACTCCAGTACTAGGTGATGGAGGTACACCAAATGGCCATTTTGGACCATTTGACCATGTTAAAGAACCACCACCACCATTAGTTATTTTTAATATCATAGAATAAAAAATAGAAGATGACGGTGCAACAAAACTTATTGAAGATGCTCCAGCACATGTTAAAGTAAAATAATTACTCAAAGCAGTATTTATTGAAAAAGAAGTTGCGCTTCCGAGATTAACAGGAGTATATTTAACAGGTCCAGTAAATGTATCTCCAGCAATATTAACTGCAGTATATCCTAATGCATTTGCTTTATTATTGAATGTAGACCAATCAGTTGATGAAAGTAAACCTGTAACTGAAGCAGAAGCTGTGGTTGATGTAGCTTTATTATTAAATGTATTCCAGTCAGTTGCTGTGAGATAACCAGAAACAGAAGCAGAAGCAGCTGCCAATGCAGCTTGTTTATTATTGAAAGTATTCCAGTCAGTAGAAGATAAAAATCCACTAGCTGAAATACCAGCTTGAGTTATAGATATTTGTGGTGTGGCTCCACCTGTTGATGAAAGAGGTACAGATGCAGTAACCCCAGTTACAGTTCCTAAGTTAGTAGTGTAACCAGCTGGATTGGTAGTATTATATGGTGTATAAGTTAAAGCTGTTGTAATTTGAGAAGATGTTAATGTCCCAGCATACACTCCAGTTATAGTAGCAGCTGTACCATCGATGTTAACACCAGTTAAATTTAATGAAGCACTAGCTCTATTAAGTGCCACAGAAGTAGTACCAATAAAATGAACGTCAGCTTTCAACGCATAAGAAGCTGCTAATGTACCACCCAGTTTATCGGAATCTGCTGATTTACCACCATAAGAAGTAGAGTTAATCGAAACTCCACCAATACTAATGCTATTAGCAACAGATAGATTATTACCTGTTAAAGCAAATGTTAGACCTGTAGCAGAACCAAACGTTGTACCATTCCAAAATTGAACAGCTCCACCACCACCAGCTGTGTTAGCGCCAGGAGCAAATCCCCAATAAGCGTTAGCTCCAGTACCACCAGAAATTAATTGCTGTCCTAGCGTACCATATCCACCATTAGCAGAGATAGCATTTGCAAATACAGCATTACCGTTAAATGTAACAACATTTGCAAATGAATGAGTGTTAGTCCAAGCGTACTGCGCAGCAACGTTTGTTGCAGCAGACCAATAAACATTTTTATTGGCTCCACCAGAAGTAAGAACTTGCCCTGCAGATCCTTCTGAACCATTTGCAGTAACACTATTAGAGATTGTTACGTTACCAGTATGAATGGATGCATTAATAAAAGTTAATGCACCACCAATAGTATAGTTACCGCTATTAGCAACGTAATTTGCTGCAAGAACATTACCAAGTTTAGATGAATCTGCTGCTGTTCCAGTAGTTGTTAAATAACCACTTAATATTGTTGTCAAAGCACTTGATGTGGTATATCTTGCAAGGTTATCAGTTAAATTAATAGAATTAGTATAAGATGAAGCTGTAACTCCACCAAGATAAAGAGTATTGTTAGATGTACCAGTATATACAGTAGAATTAACAGTGGCGCTTACAGAA